AATCGAAAGCCTGTTCATCCCCCAAAATGACTCGCTATTCGGGAGTCATTTTGGAGATGGGGGAAATCGAATCCCCGTCTTGAGTGTCTAGAGCTAATCTCCTACATGCTTTTCTCCGTATTTCTACGGAATCTTGGCTATCTTCTTTTTCTTTCTCTCTATTTTTATGGCTTCATATTTTGCCAGCGTGCAAGCGTCACATCTACACCCACGACGATACTCTGTTTGCGTACCGTGTATATGCTGAATAGGCCTGCGTATCCATATCTGCTTTCTGGTCTCCATTGCATGGCAAATGTGACACAACACAATGCACTTTGCTAACTCGACATCTCGTCTGTCTTTAGACCAAGAAAATATACTATGACTTTCTTTTTGTTTTGGATCTAAGTGGTGTATTTCTAGAGCTTCTGTAGAACCGCAATGTTTACACGGCCCATTTTCTGAAAACCAATCCGCTCTTCTTTTCGCTACCCATTCTCTTTGATATCTCTTTCTCTCTTCTGTTACCATTTCGTTCCCTCCTCTAAAGGGCAATCCCGAGCGGTGTTAGAGGCACCACTCGGGTACTTAGGGGCGGCACGGTCTTCTGTACCACCCTCCACCATCCCCAAGTGTTCGCTAGGGGCAGCGCTTTATGGTTCTGGCACCTCTATAATTTTGCCATCGTGCGTAAGAATACCAGCTGTTTCAGGGATGAACGAATTCCGGTTGAACACTAACTTGTTGCTTACATCTACTCTGAATTGGACAAGGTAAACACCCTGCTCATCCATGACGCTGATGATGTTGCCATCTCGCTCCAGCCTCAGAGTCTTGATGCGCTCTATCTTCACTGGGTCTATCGTACCGGCAATTTTTAATATCATGTGGTTCTCCTTTTGAGTTTGAAATGGTTGGCGGGGATGGAGTCGAACCATCAACCTTCGGATTATCAGTCCGATGCTCTGGCCATATTTGAGCTACCCGCCAATGTTTGTGGGCTAGTTGATTACTAAGATCCCCCCATCATCGGTGTCAATGACATCTCCGAGGCCTTCTAGTCCAGAAGTGAATCGACGGAGATTTAACTTGCCCCCATCCACGGAGAACCATACAACACCAACAGGGTCTGCGAAGTTTGAAGATTGAGAGACCTCAACTGCGAATTCTCCATCTTCATCCTCTACGCCCCGTATATAGAGAGTGTCCTTTGCTTCAATTACTAATTTCAGCGACATGTGTTTCCTCCTAGATTGTGATCTGTGATGGTGCTGGGGTTGATGGTGCTAAGATTTCCTGTTGTGGTGCCACAGTAGACGCTGGCTCCTCAGTGACCGCTGCTTCATCTTCCTCAACTTCCGAGTTGGCTTGCGTTAGGTCAATCCTCTGCTGCGCGATGTCCAAATAGAGCTGGCCAAACTCAGCCTTATCTTCAGGGCTCATCGCTGCAAATTTGTCGAAACGCATTTGGAACGGCCCACCATCCTTTGCCCACGATGTGATGTCGAAGCTGATGTCAAAGATGTTCGGCATTGCGACCTGCGGCTTTTGACCGCCCTCTGGCGCAACGAATTCCGGGGTTGGTCGAAACTCTTGGAACTTTACACCAGCCTGCTCCAATGTCACCAATGTGTAGCCGAGAGTTCTATTCAAGGCTTTCACGTTGGCCATCATCTTTTGCAGTAATCCGGTCATCTGCTGTTCCATGGCCTGTTTGAAGGGTAGATAGCTTTTCCCTTTGACGTTTAAGTAGTGTGGGGTCTGCGTGTCACGGAGGGCGAGTAGCAGGTGCCAGTACGCGCCACACGGTGGGAGATCCTTAGCCAACTTAGTCTTACGCCAAGTTATCCAGTTCTTGTCACCCTTGTCGCAGGTGGCGCAATACATCGCTGGCGGGTCCTGTGCTCGTGGGTGTGGGCGTATGCCATCCAAACTGAAGCAGGCCTTGTTCTCTTTGGTGAACACGGCAGGATCACGGAACCACTCCTTTTGAATTTGTGGCACAGCGAGTAGCACCACACGGATCTTCGTGCCGAGGTGTTCATTGCTGCCGATGATCCTGAACTCTCCATACTTCACGCCTTCAGCATGGCTTGATTTATGGACCAGTTCGATCATGCTGGGGCGAGCCTTGAACATCCCAGCACCTATACCAATTCCGCCCATTTGCAAGGCTTCACTGTTGGCGGGTGAAACTACGATTGCTTCGTTCTCACTCATTTGCTCTCCTTTGGTTTGATAATCGCTGTGGGTACCTCTGCTAGAACCTTGGTCCCATCGGGTAGCTTGGAGACCACGTAGATGTGCATCCCCGGTTCGGGGAGTGTGAAGAAGATGTCAGCGTTCGGATCAAGAACCTGCATCTCTATGATGTGCTCAGCTACGGTTATAGGGCACCTCGTCGTAAAACCAAATAGATCGTTGATGAGTTTGGCTCACATCGGTGAAGGGAGCTTTGTAGCCCACACCTACTTTGTCTAATGCACGGCCAATTGCATTAGCGAATCTGCGACGTGTCGTGGGTGCGCCTCCGATCATTGCAAGGACATCGGACAAAAACTGCGCTTCATCGGCGCTCAAGGTCAACACAACTTCCTTGATCGGGAGTGCCTCTCGGACGACTTCTGCTTTAGCCATTGTTTTCCTCCTTTCGGGCAAAGGCTCTGATGTGCGCCTCTGCTATATCTATCCATTCAAGTAACATCGCTTGACGAACATCTTCATCAATCTCTTCGAATTCGTTGCCGATACCTTTTCGATCTTGGATGTCGTCAGCGATATCGTCAACGATCTTGCGTGCAAGTTGTCTAGCGTTAGTCATGCGTTATGACCTCCCAGTGTGCAGTGGTTACGTGTCTATCACCGTTACAATCAGTGAAAGCTAAACGTATGTCTGAGATCTCCACGTCTGTGCAGTTCTCGTAGGTAAAGCCGAAAGCTCCGTATATCCATACTGTCTTTCTCATTTTTCCTCCATAGGGATTACCAAGAGCTTGCGCTCTACTTGGGGTTCCTCGTAGTCAAGCGTCGGAGTGTTTCCTGCAGCTCTGGGCTGTTCTCCGTGTAGAAGAGATGTTTCCTCAGGCATCTTGGAAGTTTCGTTAGCAACCTCTTCCACCAAGGCAACATTCGGGGTGTCCTCAGCTTTCCCGGGTATTTCGTTGACAGGCTCATCGAGTACCAGTTGCACTCCTGTATTGGAGGTCTCGGACCCGGAGACGGTTCCAGTGCTGAGAGTCGATAGAACTCCCTTTCCCAGCTTGGCTTCTTCTCTGACTCGTTTGGCATCGGCTTTGATCCTCTCCTTCTCAGCTGTTCTTTCAATCTTGAGCTTAGCCTTGGCTTCAGCTTTCTCTACCTTGGCTTTCATCTTAGCAATTTCCTTCTGCTCAGCCGCGATCTGTTTGCATATCGCACGCATCCCTTTCTTCTGGGAAGACATACGCTTGTTTATGCTTTCGATTATATTGGTGAGCTGCAGGCTGTACAAGAATCCCGCAAAAGCTTCTGGGAAATCCCTAGCAGGTATGCGCCACGGTTCAAACTTCCCAGCCTCATCCTCGTTCTTACCAAGTCGAAGGATGAAACAGTGCTGGATGTCTTCCCCGTATTCCTCGTGCTCTGCATGCGCATAAGCACCGGCCACCTGCAAAATGTATTCGGTATGCAGCGCGTTGCTCGATTTCCAATCCGCTATGCTGAGGGAGTCAGTGAAGCTCTCCGTGCAGCACGTAGGATCATCACACGAGGTCACCAGACATTTGCCGTCCATGGTCCCTGCGTATTCGAACTCCTTCGAGTAGATTTTCTGCTCAGTCTTCAGCCATCGCACCTTGTGCTGGTTCATCCAGCGGAATGCAGCCAGTGCACAGGCTGCAGCTTTGGGGTCCTCAGGCATATTGCGTAGTTCGGTGACGATACCACTTTCGTGATCCATAGCGTGCTGGATGGAATCTTCCAAGCACTTATGCGCAAGATGCCCCAGATCTCCAGCATTGGTCAGGACTCGCTTGTGCGTATCCTTCGCAGCCATCACCAGCTTGGTGAAGTCCTCTAGGGTGATTGAAGCCAGCATCAGCGAACCAAACTCGTCAACCGTTGTGGAGAGCGGTATGGTGCGCAGCAACTCCTCAGCGAACACTCGGCAGGACCACGGTACGAGTGCGAATGACTTGTCGATCACATGCAGAATCGTGGTCACGTTCTTGACAGGGGTAAGGTTGCCCAACTCTTCGACTCGGAAGTATTGGTGATCCGTCGCGGAGAAGCGTAGCTCAATCGTGTTGCTGTAAAACCAGAACGAGTCAGACATGGTACTGAATACATCCATGAATGCTCCAAGTGCGTTTGGCGCACCTGCACTGAGCACAGTGGAAGTTGAGGACACATCTTCCGTGTCCCCTCCCCCGAATTTGCTCAGGAAATCGCCTGCGCTGCTCATTTACTTCTTGGCTCTCACTTTCTTGGCACGATAGACCATGCCCGGGCTACCATACATTTCCATTTGCTGCTGTGCGCGTCTCTTAGCGCTGGGCTGGGTGTATCTACGGTCGGCCCCAGAATTTTCCGACTGAACCCATGTGCCACCAGTCCTGAACTGCACAATATAGTCCTGCATGATCCTTTTCTTCATAATTCCTCCTGCCATTTTCGAAGTGAGTACAGGTTATCTGCAGCGCCCACGGTGTTCACGATTACCTTGGCATCCACATCAGCTTTTTCAAAGTCAGGGCTGAGTGAATAGCGTTCGGTAAACAGGAACGGTTGATCCTCTTTGGAGTACGCCGAGATCTGCAGACGGTTCAGAGATTCATCGTACTTCTCATCTTTCAGCTCATGCGGGTATCTTAACATTCGGGAACCTCCTCGTGGAGAATGGCGAAGTTCTCATTGTTGGGACGCCATGTGATCAGGTTGAACTTTTCTTGAGTGAGCATGCGGGCGTCCTCAAGGGGCATTTGCTTACCCTCAGGGATTTCCTTGGCATAGAACTTCTCACCTATGACCTCAGCAGCTGTAGAGCGACGTATGAGATTGCCCTTGATGATCTCTCCGGGGAGTATGTCGATGGTTGGAGTTGCAACTCCGAAGGATGCTCGGGCCGCACTCTGCGCGAACAATTCTTCTCGTTCTTCTACAGCCAGCAAGTTAACTTCTCGAACGGGCTCCTCGTAGAACCTCCCTACGACATCTCCGATATCGTCGGAATGTATTACCAAATTGTCGATCCTCATGCTCCACTCCCTTTCGTTCTCAAGATGACTGCTTTGCGTTTCTCTACAGCAACCTTCTGTGCGGCCTTCAGCTCAGGTGCGAACTGCGGAGCCACCCATGATCCGTACCAATCAGCTACGGCCACTACAGCCTTGCGCAGGCGTAGACGATCCTGTGCTTTGATTCCTTTGCGTATGGACAGGGATTTGACCTGTTCACGAAACGGATTGCGCTCGCTGACCGTCATTTCTAACTTTCCGATCATAGCCTCAACATCTCTTCGGATGGGTGCGTATGCGTCCTCCACGCATTGCTCCGCTTCCCAAGCTTTCTTCTTGGCTATTGTTTCCTCCAACTCGGCCAGACGCTGCTTGTGCAGCTCTTCTTTTGCTTTGGCTCGCTCGTCCTTCTCTTTGATCTCCGCAGCGATTCTGTCCTGCTTACGTTCATTCTCAGCACGCTTGGCCTCGGCCATGCTTCGCACTAAGGCTTTGCGGTCTGCCTCAGCTTTGTCCTCGTCCTCCTTGGCTTTCTTTTGGACCGCGAGCTGCTTCTCTCGCAGTTCACTTAGCTCAGCTGCGGTTTTCCCCCGGCGTATTTGGACCGCTTCCGTACGCTGTTTGATGTCCGAGATCATAGGTATGATTTCTCGTATGGCTAGGTTGGAATACACACGCTCTGTGAATCCTTGAATCTTCTTCTCTTCAAGCTCAAGGATGCCAAGGGCTGCTACCACGGAATTAGAGGCTGTGCCCGAGGATTTTTTGATATACACCCCACCCAGAGTCTGAGCCAAAGTATCAGCTGTATACGGATGCGGTACCTCCGAGGTACCGGATGGCTTCCGTCCCGGTACAAAGCTAGGGGCATAGCGGATTACTGAGTCATTGGTCTTGGGGTCTGGGGCGGGGATTTCTATCTTGCCTTCGGCCAGCGCACGGACTGCTGCGCTCACTGCTTCGAGCACTACAGGTAGTTCTCCACGCATATTCTCACGTGTCATTCGCATGAGCATTTCCCCATCTGTAAATTCTCGAATGGCAACAGGTATGGACTTCAAGCCTGCAGCTTTCGCAGCTTCGATCACATCCCCAGTACCCACGGCTTTTGCCGCATCTGCGCGATGATGCCCAAATGCCAGCTCTACAAAGTCCCCGACCCTGCGACCGTACACGCCAACCCAGAATTCCCCAGTAGTGACGATGGACTCCGAGATCTGTTCCACCTTTTCTGGTTTTATTGGATTGCGCTTCTTGTCGCGCCATGGGTTGTCCTTGATCTTGCTCAGGGGCACCATTTCAATTTCTGGCAGCGTCATGATTCTCCTTTGCTGGCTCAGCTTCGGCCTTGGTTGTCAGCGTGATTCGTGCGGTAATGACAGAGATGCGCTTCCCCTTGACCTTCTTGAAGATCTCCCCGAATGCTCGGGATATCGCTGCCTTAGCATTGGCACCCTCGCCTTTGCCCGTCTGGTACATCTTGCCGCCCTTTAGCTCGGGCAACGTTGCCTCTACGAATGCTAGCTTGGCCATCTGGGACTCCTTTCGAGCATACCCAATACTATCATACTTCCGGTGTTTCGTCAAGTCCTTCAATCACTTGGTAGTCGCTTCTGCGGTCAGTGAGATCCACTGCCACAGTGTCATCCTCGGGTTCTCCTTGGGGCACCTGCCTGCCTGCACGCTGCAATAAGCGAGCAGTCTCAGGGGTGCTCGGCTGCAGCACCCCATCTACGATCACGTACTTCATCATTCACCATCCTTTGTGGAGTAGACCTTGATGCGCGAGGCATACGCGTGGTATAGCCTATCGCAGCATGCTGCAGACGCTGTGAGATCCATGGGGTAGAGCGCTCCAATTTTATCGTTCTCCCATTGCAGCAACTTCTTACAGCGTATGCAGATGAGCCTCTTCAACTCCTCTGGGTAGTTAAGCTCTTGATCTGTGGCTAAGCTCATGGCTTCTCCTCATGATCCCATACAGTGGTGCCATCGGCTTGCAGGATGCCATGCTTTGCTCCCTGTGGAACTTTCCAATGGAAGCCCGGGCCGATCATGCCGCAGTCCTTCCCGGCTTCATCCTTCCAGCTCCATACATCAGCGCCTGCCCAAAGATTGGTTTTCTTCTTGGTGGGGCGAGTGAAGTGCAGGATAGCCCAAGTGATGGCTGGGAGATACCCAAGCGTAATAAACAGGAACATCTCGAAACCAAGATCCAAGTGCATGTGCATCATTGTTGTCTCCCTTCCCAATAAAATGTGTCGTTCAGTTCCTCGATGTCCCAAAGTGGTGTAGATGTAGCGTAGATGAAATTATATTTGCCACACCAGTTACGAAGGGCTTGCCAGAACCTTTCGTCTGGATGTGCCTTGCAATACGCGACGAAGCTTGCAAGTACCACACTATTTCTGCTCATTTCTTAGCCTCTCCTCAAAAGTGCTGAAGCCGCACTGGTTGTCCATCAGGTAATCCCATGCGTAATTATCGTCTACTACCTTGAGCGCGACCAAGGCTTTCAGATAGAGATGTTCACGCTCGGCCTGCAGTTTGGCGATCTGCCGCCTGTATTCCCTAGCGACCATCAAGGGATTCTTGTACTGAATTTTCATTTGATTTCTCCTATTTGGCTTTGAATCGGTTAATTGCCAGAGAGGCCTGCCCTGAGGTGAGCTGCATCTTCTGGCATGAATTGCATATCGTCCCAGCTACACCGCTGCACGAATACTGAGTCGGGCATGTACAATAAATGAATGGCTGCTTCTTTGTCAGCTTCTTCAGGTATTTTTTCGAAGCATCGCTGGCTGGTCCTGAGTGCCACCCAGCATTGCGCTGCATGATCTTCATACGATCAGGGCGGCAACGCTTGACCACATCATCTGCGGTTTCGAAGGCCTCCTTGAGCGTATTGAATGTGCCAAGCTTCTTGTCAGTTGTTGCTGTCGAGATGCTCAGCTCGTATTCGTCCAAGTTGTTCGCTGAGATGTGCAGCTTCTCGTGCAGGAAATTCCAGTAAGCTTTCGACTCTTGCACTTCTCGCTTCTCAGGAATCGTTAGCACGTACGCACCGTCCTGCGCCTGCATCCACGTCAGCTCGGAGAATTCCTTGACCTCCTCGGTGTATGGCTCTGCAAACATGTCAAGGGCTTCCATGTAGACCTTGACCTTGCTCAGGTCGGTCAGCTCGGTTAAGTCTATGCCCGGGTACTTCTCTTGTAGCTCCTCGATCTCCTCGATAGCTTTAACGGCACTTTCACCGTGGAGATCAAATTCCGGGTTGAGCCCAACCAAAGAAGGTAGAGTTACAAGCGAGCAACGCGTATTGTTGTCACACACGTCTATCACGAGGCAATCCTTCTTGCGTAGTGCCACGCCAGCCTTCAACGCTTCTATTAGGTTGCCTGTGCCCTCCTCTAGCCTTGTGCCGCGCCCGATCTTCTGGGTGTACCGAGAGCTGCTTTTGGTAGGCGCTGCGTCTAGCACGCAACCTACCTGCCATGCGTCAAAACCCTCGGTAAGCAGTGCACAGTTGCACAACACGGTAATGTCCCCAGCTTTGAAGCGTGCCAGCTTCTCTGCTCGTTCTGGGTCCGTTCCCCAGATAGCCTCGGCCTTCACACCTGCCTTAATAAAATCTGAGGCTAAGTCTTTGGTATGCTGAATGTCCACAGTGAAGGCGATAGTCTGCCTACGCTCGGCTACATCCAACCAGCCTTTTACTACTTGCAGATTGCGTGTCGGGGTGTTGACAGCTTCAGCCAGAGCATCTTGTTGGTAGTCACCCGCAGTTGTCTTGACTTCACTCAGGTCTGTAGCAGTCTGGATACGGAAGCCTCGGATTGGCACAAGCCAGCCCTCCCGAATAGCTTGGCGTATGGTGTACTTGTGCACAATTTTCTTGAAGATGCTCTTTAGAGATAGGATGTCGGAATCTTCCAACACTTCTACCTGCTTTTGCTTCCGCAAGTTTTTTCTCTTGGGGGTCGCGGTCACACCCAGTAGCAGCTTCTTGGTACCAGCTTTGAGCACGCCAGAGGCTTCTAGGACGTTCATGTACGTAGAAGCTATGCCGTGGTGGCACTCGTCAATGATCACCTTGTCGATGTTGTCCCAGCCGAAGCGCTCCATGCGAGTTGCACCAGTGCGACCGATGCTGGCTACGCAGGACACGATTACATCACAGTCCGTATCTGCATAGTGCTCAGCCATTTCCTTGCCCACCTTGAGCGTAGGATTCCAATGCCGCATGGCAGCTATGGCTTGATCCACCAATTCTTCACGGTGCACAGTCACCAGAGTCTTGCCGGGAAGGAGATGAGCGAGCTTCTGTGGCAGGTTAGAGAACAGCACAGTTTTACCTGTGCCGGTCGCGGCCATTACGAGTTGTTGTGTTGTACCCTCGATGTAGTTTTTGAGCACAGCATCGAGTTGCTCTTCTTGATAAGGTCGCAACATTGATTTGTCTCCTTCAGGGCTTGCTCATTCGTGAAGCGTAGAATTGTCCAGCCCAGTGCTTTTAGAAAGTCTTCTTTGCGTTGGTCTTGCTTTTGCCTGAGGATAGCACGGTGTGAACGCCCGTCTACCTCAACAGCAAGTAGGCACTCGGGATTTGCCAGATCCAATTTGTAATGCGTCGGGTAGCCCTCGCTTCGCTTCGTGCGCGTGGGCACCACATAGGGCTTTAGGCCAGTGCCAGCAGATAACGCTTGCTCTGCTGGTGACAAACCTGTGCCGTTGCCTCCGCGCTTGCTCGGAGTGCGTCCCTGTAAACTGCGCTGCATCTTCTGCACGGATGCAGGGTTGGCCATGGGGTT